CAGGTTGAGGAATCTCTTTAAATACTGACACAATCGGGCTTACTGTGTTTATACTATCAGTTAAATTAAAGCCAACAACCTGATTGGAATCAAAGGATTGAGTAAGAGTATTATTGGATACAATATTTTTAGCACTAACACTAATAACGCCAGTATCACTTATAGCAGATGTTTTAGTTTCAACTGCAGCAATTTGAGTTGGAGTAGCAGTAGGGTTTTCAACCATGTCACTCATAACAGGGTTACTAACCATTGCTTCTGCTAATTTAAACGCTTTACTTGGCATTAATGTTCTCCAAAATTTCTATATTATTCACTATCTTTTTTTGCTGAAAGATATGCAGCGATTGCCATATCTCTGCGTTCTTTTGCATTTTTGCCTTTAAACTGTGGTGCATCAGATTGTTTAAAATCATCTATCCATGCGCCCATACCATCTGATACTTCAAGCTTTTCGTTTTGTGGTTTCTTTTTAAATGTATTAAGACCTTTACTTCCGCCCGAACCGATGCGCTCAGCTTTATTACTTTGCGTTGTTGCAATTCGTTTCATTGCACCTTCGCCCGATAATCTTTTCTTTTCTTTTTCATAATCAGATTTACTAAGTTTCATAAATCCGGTATCTATTGCTTTTTTATTAGCATCTGCTCTTTTCTGTAAAGGATTAGTAGCTTCAACCTGTTCTTTTTTATTTTTATTTTTTACTGTTGCCATTGCAGTTGGCTTAAGTTTTCCGTGTCGATCACGATCTTTTTTCTCTTTATCCATTCTCATTTTCTGCAAAGGAGACATAATTCTTTTTGTTTGCCCCATGGGTTCATTATAATTTTCTTTTTTAATTAAATCTTTTGGATCTTTCCCTTTAACTTTTGCATCAATATAAGATTTTGCAAGACCAAGAGATGCTACAGTACCAAGAGTTTTAACTTTGCCTTTATTTAAATGTCTAATAACATGTTGTCCAGCTCCTGGCTTAGATAATACAACATAATGACCTCCAGCAGGATGTGGTTTCTTATGTGTAATTTTCATACCAGCAGTTTTTGGTTCAAACTTTTCATCAAGTTCAACTTCTTCACGGACTCTAACTTTAAACATTTTTTCAACAGTTTGTCTACCCATATGTTTTGAGATAACTGTGATAATCTTTTCAAATACTTCAGTATCTTGATCGTTAACAAACTTAATAAAAGGCATTCCAGCTTTACCTGATAATAGCATATTTGCTGCTTTCATAAAGTCAGCTTTATCTATCCCACCACTTTTCTTTGCATAAGCACTTAATTCATTACCAGCTTTTTTCATTGCTGGAGTGGCTACTTCATCAAGTTTTACTGATTCATTTGGATTTTCATCACCAGGTTCTTCTCCGGTATCTTTTGCAAGCATATAATCTCTTACAGAATCAAGATAATCCATTGCCTTAGTAATTTTATTTTGACACCACTCAGGCATATTCTCATCGTCTTCTAGCATATCATGCAGTTCTTCAGCAGCGTCTGAGATAGTGACAAGCTGGGTCTTAGCCATATCACCCTCATAATCATACTCTCCTGCATCAACATCTTCAAACATATAAAGGTCATAAAGAAGTTCGGTATCTTCTTTCATAAGACCTTTTATTTTAGCTGCATTATAATTATGTTTAATCATAAGATTGTTTATGGCAGCCATAGAAAGGAATGGTATATCTTTAGCAGCTAGTTGCTCTAACTCATCTTTACCAAATTTTGCTACCATAGCAGAAAGTTTAATAGCATCCGTAGGTTGGATTCTCTTACCTTTCATACCAGACCAATGTTTAGCTAATCTATCCAATTGATTTGCTGCTAATTTTTCTTCTATAGATTTCATTTTGACCCTCTTACTTTTGCAGCCAGATCCTTGTCTGCCTTGCCCCATGTTCCTGATGATTTAGTTACAAAAGAATTAACTCTTGCAAAACCCCACTGTTCTGGTGTAGTACCAGGTCTGTGTCCAGTTTTCCAAGCAGCAACTCCACGATTATAAACCTGTCTTAATATACCAAGAGGCATACCAGATTTTTCTGCCTTCTTCTTAAGACCTGCTGTTGCATCTTCGTTTATATAAGCTTTAAATTTAATCATTTTGTTGCCCTATTCTTTGCTCTTGCTCTTGCCAATCTAGCGCGATCTAACATTCTATCATGCTTAAGTTTATCAGTTTCTTTTTCTCTGTCAATCTTGGCTTGTGCAATTTTAATTGCATCTTCACCATACATTTGTTTAAACTTTAAAGTATGTTTACTTGTTTTTGTTTTTGCTGTAGCATCACCCGGTGCTGGTTTATAAGCACTTCTATCGTCGTCTGCTTTTTTACCATGTTTAGCAAAATGTCTTGCTCTCGCAAGTTTTGTAGATTTTGTTTTAATACCAGCATAATAACCTTTTGGTTGTACGCCTGGTCTATCTTTAATATCCGGATCTTCCGCTTCAGAAGTCTGACCTGGAGTCATTTCTTTTGCTTTCTTATTAGAAGCATCAGTTCCCCAATCTGGTCTATTATCATACATAGAATCTTTGCTCTTAGCTTGATACATTTTAACTGAATCTAACCATTTTCTCATTGCAGAGCCGTCTTCTTTTTCAACTATAAGATAATTGGATCCTTTATAAATCACTATACCTTTTTCACCAGACTCTTTAACCTCAACCATATCGCCTTCGTTAAAAAGTTCACCGTTTATATACTTTTCTCTTATATCAGAAATGGGTTCCAGTTGAATAGAATTTCTAAATTCTGTTTCTTCTTTTAATCCCATACCTTTTCTAATATCATTAAAAAGCTTCTTTGCATCAGTATTAGACATTTTATCAGGTAAACCCTGAGAAAAAGAAGTAAAGTTATTATCTGAAGCATAACCTCTTTGCTTAGTGCCAGAAGCACCTTCAGCACCTTTGGCATCAGGGTCTCTTTGTCCTGCTGATAATATTTGAATCCCATCTGGAAAATTATAAAAGCCATGCTTTCCTTTTTTACCATTATAATTATTCAGCCTTACTTTATATTCATCTAAGCGGTCTGAACCAGCAATCATAACAATCTTTCTATAACCACGATCATATAAATCAGTTAAAGCATCAAAAGGAGTTTTTACTTTTTTATTAACAAGAACTTGTCTGGCGTGCTTTGGAAACATTTTACGAATATACTTGATCTTACTAGTATATTCTAAAGGGTTATCTTTTTTATCATTAGATTGAGATAGATAAAGAAAATAAGGATTGCGACCAGCAGAAGAAGATAACTTATCCATAAGTTTTCCATGGCCAATAGTAGGCGGATTCATTCTACCAAAGGCAAAATAAGCAACCTTTTCTTCTTCTACTAAAAACTGGGAAAATGAATTAATCATTCAGAAGATCCACCTCTTTTTCTCTGCATTTCTGCTTTACGAATAAGTGGAAACATCTTTTTAGCCAAACGATCAATACGTGTTTTCATTTCAGGCTTATCAAGTCTTTTTTCAATTTCAGCCTTACGTGCTATAGTTAATTCCCCACGAGGAATATCTTTTGTTATCTTAAGTAAGATTTTATTGCGGGCAGCTCTTTTTGCTCTCTTTTGCAAAACTTCCTTACTCGCAACACGTCGAGCAGCTCTCTTTCTACCAAGAGCAATCTTGGCACGATTCCTTTTAAAATCACGAGCTTTCTTTAATCTTTGAGCCATAGACAAAGCTTCATCCGGAGACTCGTCTACGCCACCGTCTAATCCAGTTCTTCTTTTTCTATGTCTTCTATATTTGATTTCATCAGGCTCACCGGGAGCGTAATCTACAGTAATTAAATCTTTAAATTTTAACATCAGCTTCTTCCTGGTTTATCCCATCCCTTTAAAATATTTGGCGAAAAGTTGTTATATGAAAATTCCATTCTATCAACAATCTTTACCGCATCACCACCAAGTCTATCAATTGCTACATAACCTTCGTGACCTGTCGTCTTAAATCCTTTTGTAGTTTGTACAAATGTGTCGATTTTTTTAATATTATTAAGTATATTTATAAGTTTTAATTTTACTAAAACAATTAGTTTTTGTAATTCAAACACCTTTATCAGATTTTGTTTATTCTGGGGAGAGAAAAATTTTAAGATTTCCTCTCTCTTTTTAGCTTGCGCATCTTTGCCGCGTTCTGACTTGCGTTTGAGGATTTCTTTTTCGTATTTGTCTTTGATCCACTTGATGAGTCCGTCGGCATGTCTTCGAGTGTCTTTAATAATTTCGCCTTTCCTGACAAAGGAGTTGTTGTAGGTTTCGATTGTCTGCGAAAGTTCGTCGTTGGACTCAATTTCTTTAAGGGTGCTACTAGATATTTGGTTAAAGAGTTTCCCAATTTCCGAAAGACGTTCATTTACTTCCTCCGTATCCTTTTTTGACATTGTTACTTTAGTCATATCTCTTAACATTGCATCTTGAGACCAGACAGATTTTGATTTTTTAAACTTTGATGTATCCACACCATAACTTGCTTTCATCGTTTCAAAAGACGAGCCAGTGTATGTAGTATGCCAGACGATTCCAATTTTTGCCGATCTGATTTCTTTGGCTGCTGCAGTTCCTTCTGGGACCGCATAAATAATTGTATTAGGGTGAAAAGTGACATACTTTTTTCCATCTATAGTTTGACTGGACAAATCGTTATTGCTGAATAAGAAGTCTCCTTGAACAACACCTTTGATTCCAAGTGAAGGCAGATATTTAAGTGCGTCTTTGAGCTTATCAGCAAGATCACCAGAAGTATCAGCATCGACGTCAGCTGTAGATTTATAGACCTTAGGGTTTTTGTTGAATATTCCTTTTTTGGCAACGAAAAATTTATCATCACTCGGATCAATACCAGCAAAAACAGCAGGAGCGCCATCCCATTTAACACTTACATTTCCTTTCTTGGTTCCACCAAGCATATCTCTTAAATCTCTAAGAGCAAAGATTGCTTCACGTGTACCTTTTACTCCACCATAGATGACTCTATCTTCAATATGAGTCATATGAGTATTTTTTTGTTCGGTTATAGTTTGTTTAAAACTTATCATTTCATCAACTTCTTTATTATTGTTAATGCTCTTTTGCCATCAGGATGATTTGGATTAATACTTACTTCATTACCATTCATAAAATCGGATATATTAGCTGATTTACCTAGTGCCGTAATTGCTTTATGTAGTGGGTCTTTTGGATCATACTTCGTTTCAAATCCACTCTTACCTCTCAGTTCAACCCATTTACTATCACCCTTATTCCACATTTTCATAACATCCATATTTTTATTACGGATGAGTTTTAGCTTAACTCCTTCAGATATGAAACCTTTAAAATTTAACATTAGTTATCCTTTAAGATAAGATCAAAGGTTGCCCCACCACCAACATTATTTTGAGATTTTGCAACAACTTGTAAATCAGTTTTTTCAGTAAACACTAATGGAATAGGATAATCAACTGTAAACCCAGAAGCAAATACTCCAAATTGTCCTTTTACGTTAAAAGAACCATTAAGTGGTCTTGATATGAGTCTAAATAAAGCATCATTATTTGCATCTACATTACCTTGTAGTTTAATAAGATAGCCAGTTTTACCTGCTGGAATTGTATATAGAGACATAAGAGTTTGTCCAGCACCAGCTAATATAATTGCAAGATCTGTAGTTGCTCTCTTAATTCTAATCTCATCAACGTTTGTAGATCCCGTATTTGAAGTAATCATACTTGCTCTAAACACTCTGAGAAACTGGTTAGATGATGCAGCTCCACCGATTGTTAAAGTTTCTGTTATTGGTGCATAGTTTTGATCTAAACCTTGAACTTCAACCGTACCATTATTATCAGATCCTGTATCATCAGCTACAGCTAATACAGTACCTGCGGCGGCATAAGCATAATCGGCGGTACCATCCCATATGGTTTGATATGAACTTGGAATAGATTCTCTGTATCCAAACTTATTAATAGAAGATGTGCCAGAGAAAAGA